TAATGTTGATAATATCGTAAGTGATATATCAGAAAACGCAGCAGCTAAAGTTCAAAGTGCTGGAGATAATATTGTTACGACCGTAAGCAAAGGCGGTAATACAAATAACACTACAACTACAGTAACTACTGTTCAAACACCACTAACCCACGCTTCAAACATCCTAAGTTCCGTAACATCTAGGTAATTAATACGTATAAATAATACTGTATATTCACAATATACATACGTTCATCTTAGTGTATTGACCACTAAGACGGAAGTAGGAAGATAGGAAAACCTCTTTCTCTCGCAACGAAAGAAAGGCAAGCTAGTAAGCACTTTTGGGTCAATATATTCCAGTGCTGAACGAGACCGACAATCGACCGAAGGAACGCTTTGAGAAGGGTGTACGGCTTAGTTCCGTATGTACGAAATCGATAAGAAAACTGGAGGCTATTATGTATTGCTACAGAGGTATTAAATACGACGCAAAAACTCTAAAAAGCAAGGCTAAGAAATCCGCGAAGAAAAAAAGTGACGTAGTCACTTACCGTGGTATTACTGGCAAAGTTGCTGCTTAAGTTAACGCAAAAGAAAAGGGAGCTTTGGCTCCCTTTTCCGTATCATTCCATCCTATTTTTCTTCTTTTGGTTTATCTTGTAATTCATCAGTCTGTTTATCAACTTCAGAAACTACAGTACTAACCACGCCTTCAGTAACATCGGCTGCTGTTGACACAACATTTGCTATGTCTCTAAGACCAGCAGATGCTACGTTTCCAGATGTAGAAACTACCGTATCAACTGTTGAAGTTGTTAGATCTTTTCCACCTTCTATCACTGCTCCAACCGAAGCACATCCAATGAACAAAAATAGTGTGGCGAATACAGAAAATAATGTTTTCATTATATTCTCCCATTAATGGTTATACACAATTTTATTTATTACGTTCAATAATTGAACAAGGGCCCTAAACACAAAAAAGGGCGAATTAACGCCCTTTCCTGTTCTTTTAATTATTAATCAGCTGAAGCTAATTTGTTAAAATAACTTAAAGTATCTTCGTCTTCTGTTTCAGTAGAACCAAAAGATTCTGCATCTGCAGTACTCATAACTGGAGCTGCTTCTGCTGGAGCTGAATCCATAATAGATTCTACTGCTTCAGCACCTGCACTAATACCAAGTACTTTATTTAATTTAGCTTTTAATTCAGCGTAAGATTTATAAAACTTAGGATCATTAAATTCTGATAAAGAATATAATTTACTATAAGTTTCTTCTAATGCTGCTTCATCACCACCATGTAATTGTGATACTGGTGAGAACTCTGATTTATCATAGTTAACCCAACCATCAACTTTTCTAATTTTGATTTTAAAGTCAGCGCCTTCCCAGAAGTCATAAGGATTTACTGGTTGTTCATCAGCAAAGTTTGGTTGCATAGCATCCATAATTTTATCAAAGATTCTTTTACCAAATTTGTATAAGAATACTTTACCTTCGTTCTGTGGGTTTTCAGGATCAGATATAACTAAAACATTACTGACATAATGTAGTCTTCTTTTCCTTTCTCTCGCTAACGCTTTATCTTCATCACGACCTGAATTCCAAAGAATCGTATTTGATTCTGAAACTGGATCGGGTTGTCCAATAGATGTTAATGAGTTTTCAATGTACCATTGACCATTAGGACCTTTGAATCCGTGGTCCCAGTATCTTACCCAAGGAAGATCTTCACCTTCTTTGGCAGGTAAGAATCTGATTACCGCGTAACCGTTTCCTGCTTTGTCTCTGGTTGGTTTCCAAATACGGTTATCTTCATAAGAAGTTGTTTCCGTTTTTGGGGTTGATACTGCTTCCGCAGCTTTAACGAGTTTGTCGATAGACGAGCCTCGTGAGCTCTTCAGATTTTGAAATGACATTTATATTTTCCTCCGTATCTCGTATTGTCTGAATTATCCACTTTACTCATAATATAATACTGTATATTATACCACATTATGCGGTATTTGTAAACCCTTTCTTGACAATGTTTAAACATTTAACATGATCGAATTTAACGAACGGGCTATATTTCCTGATCTTCCTCGAGATATCTGGCCAAATAATTGTCTCAGTTATCTTTTTAGATTCACGTTCCATAAACCCTATTATTGAATCAAGAATAATTACAGTTTCTAAATGTATCTCTTCTCTCATCAGTAATTTGATTATGATAGGATGGGTTTGTTCAACTACAAAAAGTTTATCAAACTCTATATCCATATCTACTAATTTATTTATATCTTTTTGAAACTCACGTGTTAGTGATTCCATAACCTTTTTATGTCGTGTATAATTAGATTCACCTTCTTCATTAATCATATCACCAACATAAGAAACCCCATTTTTAAAATTAGCAACATAATAATCTAATAAGTTATCACCATAATTCTTAGCTAACTTTGCAAAGAAAAACTTATCTTTTCTTGCAAAGAATGATTGTGGTTTTATATTAGATTTAAAATTATATTTAATTGCATCGTATGAATCTTGCTCAAAATGTAATTTGAGTGCATTGTATAATTTATAAGATTCAAACGGGTCCACTTATTCTTGATTATGTCTTGGGTCTTGCTGTTGCTCAATCATTTTTTTCAGCTCTTCTTCCGTGTATCTCGGCGTTTGCTGTTGCATTGGTTGTGCCATATCTTCTCCTTTTAAAATTTGCCATTACCATCGTTATTTCCTGAATCGTATTCTTTCAGGGCTTTCCAATATTCTCTTAGTTTTACTTTAACTTTATACCAAAATATATTCATTCCGCGGGGATTAGAATTCTCGCCTATCATTGCAAGAATACATAAAAGTAGTGTTGTGTACAATATAAAGTCTGTCATATCTCCTTATATGATTACAGAGGTAATTTGTTTCCTTTACCTCCACGAATTAAATTTAACCCAGAAGCTTCTGCTTCTAGTTTTTCTTTTAATGAATCTGATAATAATTTTTTAATATTACCATAATCCATTCCCCTTTGTTGTATTATATAAGTCATCGCATCAATGTAACTCATATTTCGATTAACAACTAATTCTTCTACCGCTGTAGAAAATCTTTTCTTAGTCATAATCTTTTCTTTTAATATATCCATTTATATTACTCTCATTAAAACACAGTCCTTATTTATACGTCCTGTTGGTTGATAAATCTTTGTTGTTAATCCTTTCCATATTTTCTTTATTTGGAATTCTGATTTGTTTAGAATCTGTGGAAGTATTTCATCCGGCTTTCTTAACTTAGTTACTTTACTTAATTCAGGATTAAAATTCCTAATTGTAGAACCAGATATCTCGAATCCAGATCCTGTATCTGTAAAGAATTCTGTTAGTTTACCTTGTTTAGTATTGTACATCCATAGCTTAGTTCTGCCTGGTATTAATATAGGATCAATAGATGTTAGTTTAGATTCTATAGATTCTTTCATATAATTTAACTTAGATACTTGTTGTTCATTAGTCCTAGGAGCACGTACACGCGCCTTACGCGCCGCTTTAAAGCTATCTTTAAGTTTATCTAGGTCAGAAAAAACATTGTCGTATACGTTCAGCATTTTCCTCTTATCGCCTTTCTTAATATGTGAATAAGCTTCTTTTGCTTGATCGCACTTATTTTCATAAGCATCTTTTAGTACTAGATAATCATCATGAAGCATATCTCTAAAAATAGTAATAGCATTACCTTTTAATCCATAGTTTTTAAATAAAGAAAAACAATCAAATTTAACTTTAAAATTACCATCTAGCCATTCTTCTATTACTTCATCATCCCAAGAAGTATAAATTGTTTCTTGTACTTTTGTTTTTGTTCTTTCTTGTATGCTGGGTAATTTAGGTTTTTCTTTTATAGCTTCTACTCTTTTCTCTTCTAACTTAGAAGCAATCTCAAGTAGTTCGTTTGCAATCTCATGGTATTTTTGTATTACTGTTGGAGAATAAACATAACCTCTAGACCAAACTACTGCGATGTTTCCGATTCTTCTAATTTTCCAATCAGGTAATCTGCAAAAGATTTTAATCTTATCGTCGTTCCAACCTTCTACTTCTTTTAAATAATCCATTGCAAATGGAATATAATCTTTATTATCGTAAAAATAATTATACCAACCAGAAGCCTTAGACCAAAGTGATCCGACCTTTCCGTCTTCTTGTTCTTTTAAACAATCTTCTTTTTGGTCTTCAGTAAAGATAGGTTCTGGACCCATCA